AGCAAAAATAAAAAAGACATTATTAAAGAAATACGGAGTGGATAATGTTCAAAAGATTAAGGGTATACACCAAAGAACTATGGATACAAATGAAAATAAATATGGGGTTTCGGTTTTTCCTAATTCACCGGAAGGAAAAAAAATATCCAAAAAGACTTGTTTAGAAAAATACGGAACCGAACATTATTTTCAAAGCGAACAATTTTTTGATGACATTTCACTGGATGGCTTCATTCGTAGATATGGAACCACACTCGGTAAAAAGAAGTATTATTCTATGATGAAGGCAAAGTTAGATGCTATAAAAAATTGTAATAATGTTTCTATGTTAGAAAAGAGTATTGTGGAAAATATAAATGTAAAGGTTGAAACGCAATATGCTATAAAGAATCCAAGAACTAATAGATTCTTTTTATATGATATTAAGTATAAAAATAAAATTATTGAAATCAATGGTGATTATTGGCACGCAAATCCATGTAAATATCAAGTAAATGATATAGTAAATTTTCCCGGTAAGCGAAGAATATATGCAGGTGAAATTTGGCAAAAGGATGAAGAAAAGGCACAAGTAGCTAGAGATAATGGTTTTGATTTTTTATGTGTTTGGGAAAATGAAATCAGAAATGACTTACATAAAATTATTAGTAATATACATCTTTTCTTGAAAGGGGCAAAATGAATACAATAAATAATTTTCCCACCGAATTCAGAGTCATTGGAATTACAAAAACAGAAAGATTAAAGGAACAAAAACCAACATATGATATAGAGGTGGATGAAGTACATGCCTTTAGTACACGTGCATCCGGAAGCCAAATGACTACGATTTCACATAATTCTGCTTTAATAGCATTATTTTCTCCCGATGACGAAGACATGTTAACCGCAAAAACTGGAGAGTGGTTCATTAACAATCCACAAAGAGGTAGGTCGAATAATTCGGCTGTATTAGTAAGGGATGAGACTACAAAAGAACAATTTTCCGGCTTGGTGAAAAACTTAAAGGAGTTCGGGGAGCCGGGCTTTATTTGGACGGAAAATAAAGACATAGCATTCAATCCATGTTTAACTGGAGACACACTTTTAAAAACTAAAGAGTATGGTGAAATTACAATTGAAAAGGTGATAGAATATTTAGATAATGATAAGGTTATTCATGTGTTATCGTATAATATAGATTCAGATGAATTGCATAAAGCCGAATATAAACAAGTTACGGCTGGACAAAAAACGAGAAAAAAGGCTAATGTTATTAAGATCACTATGGAGAATGGTGAAGTTCTAAAACTCACACCCGACCATAAGGTTTTTACCAAAAATAAAGGGTACATTAAAGCTATAAATTTATGCCCCTCGGATGAAATCATTTCTATCTAAAGGTGTACTACAGGGGTTAAAGACAACTTCCCTTACACATAAGTATGTACCACAGGGATTAAAGACTAATATAAGTATGTACCACAGGGGTTGAAGACTGCCATAAGTATATAACACAAGGATTAAAGAAGTACAGGGGGAACCATAATTGCATAGAGTCAATAACAAGAAAAAGAAACCGTGGAGTAAACTGGAATTATATCCAGTGTTCACGAAAAAAACCTTGAAGTTGGTGGCCGCTTATCGTGAAGCTTATGTGAAGAATAAAGGTGGAAGACGATCCGGTAAAAATTCGTTTTTTACAACAACCTTATTGGACAAACGCGGTGTCTCTGAAATTAAAAAAGTATATTTAGAGGGATATGGATTTAAGGTTATTGCAAGGGAATTGGGCTTTTCATATTCGGTTTTGAGAAATTTATGTATAAAGGTATGGAACATTCCAGCTAGATATGGATATGATGTTTCGACGAAAATTACTAGGGATTTTCGTTCTGCGAGAATAGCAGGTAAATATAGTTTTGCAGAAATACAGTCTCCTAAAAGAAAATATTGGTGTAAAGGAATTCAAGGTAGATTCAAATCAAAATCCGGTAAAAAGTTTTGGCTTAGAAGTACATGGGAATATATATACGCCAAATGGTTGGACAAAAATAATATAAAATGGACACACGAAGAAAGACGTTATAAACTTAAAGACAATCATTATTATACCCCAGATTTTTTCATATACAAAAGGGGCAAAATAAAATATCTAGTTGAAATAAAGGGGTGGTACAAAAATCGTGTTGAAAAGGTCGATCTTTTTAGGGAATCATACGATATACCGATAATTTTAATTGATTCCATAGATGAATATACTAGCATAGGCTATAAGAAGGAGCTTACAGAATGGAAAAATGTCAGGCAAAAGTAACTAAAATTAAGAGCGTTGAAGTATTGCCCAATGAAGATGTCTATGATATTTCTGTTGAGGACAATAATAACTTTTTTGCTAACAATGTTTTGGTTCATAATTGTGCTGAAATTTCTCTATGGCCACAGGATAAAGACGGAAATTCTGGTTTCGCTTTTTGCAATCTATCAGAAATAAATATGGTCAAGTGTAAAACCGAAAATGATTTTTATGATTCCTGTAGGGCCGCTTCGATTATAGGAACACTACAAGCAGGATATATGGATTTCCCATATCTTGGTAAAGTATCTGAGGATATCGTAAAGGGAGAATCCCTATTGGGGGTTTCTATGACCGGAATGATGGACTCTCCGGAGATTGCTTTTGATGCTAAAATCCAGCGCAAGGGCGCATCAATAATCAAAAAAGTCAATGCTGAAATGGCCAAAAAGATCGGTATTAATCCAGCGGCTAGGTCCACGACTATTAAACCCGCTGGTTCAAGTTCTTGTATATTAGGCTCCGCTTCAGGAATCCATCCACACCATTCTAAAAGGTATATTCGTAGAGTACAGGCAAATAAAAATGAAGCACCCGCCCAATTTTTTGCAAAGATAAATCCCAAAGCGGTAGAAGAATCCGTTTGGTCTAATAATAATACAGATGTTGTTTTATCGTTCCTCTGTGAAGTTCCAGATGGTTCGAAAACTAAGTACGATGTCGGCGCAATGGACTTACTGGAGAAAATTAAATTGACGCAAGGAAATTGGATTGAAACCGGAACGAACCCAGAAAGAAATGTCATAAAAGGAATTCGTCATAACGTCTCCAATACAATTACAGTTGAGGAACATGAATGGAAGGAAGTCGAAAATTACATCTACAAAAATAGATACTCTTTCGCCGGTATTTCACTGTTGCCCGTCTCAGGGGATTTGGATTACCCACAAGCCCCGTTTACAACTATCATGACACCAACTGAAATTGTTAGAGAGTATGGAGATGGTGCTGTATTTGCTTCGGGCATCATTGAAAGGGCATTGGATTCTTTCAAAACGCTTTGGAATGCTTGTGACTATATACTAGGCATTGGTGACAAGAATGAGATCACAGAAGATGATAGGAAAAATCTCAGCAAAAGGAAACTCAAAGTTCTAGTCGATAAGATGGCTCTTAGAGAAGAGTGGGCCGAAAGGGTAACCAATTTCTCAAACAACTATATGGAGGGTAATGTTCGTAAGTGTACATATCTTCTAAAAAATGTTTACAATTGGAAAACATGGTTAGACATATCTCGTGATTATAAAGATATTGATTGGTCCAAGTGTATAGAAGAAAATGATGAAGTCAATTTTACAGAAGAGTCGGCTTGTGCTGGCGGTTCCTGTTTGCTTGGAGATTTGGGTGATTCCATAAAAGAGAAAAAACGAAAGGGAAATAAAAATGCTTAAAACTCTCTATGATTGGATGGTAATTTATTTTTATGTATTTTTTGAAAACCTTTGCGAGTGTAATTTTATTATGCATAGACACAAACTCAGTTTGGCGACTGAAGAAATGGAAAAAACTATTAAAGTAAATATTAAAACGGAAATATTCGAAGATATGATGAAATATCATGGATTTACCAAGGAACAAGTTACATCAGACTGCGTTGATTTAGTAAAATCTGACCCCGAGAATTCTGATGTTGATGTGATTATAGTAAATGGAAATTCATTTGAAACCAAAAAATTAGATGATTAGAAAGAGAAAGTTCAAAAGGGGGAAATATCTCCCCGATAATCCAAAGAAATATATTGGACCATATCCGATAGTATACCGAAGTTCTTGGGAATTAAAAATGAATCAATATTTTGATAGAAATCCACTGGTTTTGAAATGGGCCAGTGAACCATTTGCAATCCCATACCGTTTACCAGATGGGACAACACATAGATATTTCCCGGATTATTATATTGAATTGAGAACATCCGAAACAATCAAAAAATTGGTGATCGAAGTCAAGCCACTGAAAGAGACCCGGAAACCAAGAAAATCAAGAGACAAGAAAGATAGCACAAAATTATATGAGGAACGTGCTTTCCAAAAAAATACGGCAAAATGGAAATTTTGTAGAATATTTTGCAAGAAACGTGGATACG